GGATAGTGAATCATATCCTAGTATTGGAACCACCGCTGATATAACTAAATTTGTTTATAATGCATTTGAAGGTAATACCCTTTGGTTCATGGATGAATTGGTTGGAATAGAATCAGATTGGAGAGCAGAAGCTTCTCCTGGAATTGAAGGGAATACTGCTTATAGCTATGTACAATTTACTGAGGACAGTGTTGATACTGCTGTAAATAGATACATTGGCCATTTAGAAAGATTTAATGAACGATCACTTACTCGTGATTGGGAACCGTATACTATTAAACGTGGTGAATTTCTAGATACTCCTGAATGGTTAACTACACTTAGAAATTCTACTGGGACCCATGAAGAAAAATTAGATGCATTGACATATGATGAAATGTTAGCTTTAGCATTTGTACATCTTCATGGTAAAAATTCAAAAGATTCTAATTTTGTATTGATGGCTGAAGGTAATATAGAAGCATCAAAAGATTTATATAAAAATAATCATCACACTAATCCAGATGCAGCAACATTAACTAGACTAGAAAGGTTTTTCCCTCATCGTAAACAAAATATTTATGCTGATACATTTATTTGTTCTCCTAGTTGTACTCCTGATGAACTTTGGATGAAAAAATGTTGTGTTCAAGATGAAACTGATCAAGAGAAAACTCCTGATGATGTTATTAGTGCTCTTAAGTCTAAGGTTACATTTAAAAATGGTGATCAATTATTCAGTTATTTAGATGCAGAGGCTGATCATTTTGAAAAAGTGTTCGGCCTAAATGTTGTTGATGTCACAGATGAAACTGCAAATGTGGCGGCAGGTGATCTTGGTGCATATTCATCATATTATTTTCCACTAAATGAGAAAGCTTTGTCAGCAGGCTCTAACTACAAAGTAATTAAACGCAGAACACTTGGCGTTGGTGGTTTTGGTAATAGGTCTGATTTTTATTTTTATAGGACTGGCGGTGCTGAGCTCACGATACAAGAGGAATGGTTACAAAGTCTTAAGACTGAATTAACTGATAATGCTGAGCATTATAACTGTGATGAATTATGCCAAACTATTGGTGCTTGGAATGTTGGTGGTCACCCAGTATATATCTTAGATTGGTTTGCTTTTACTGGTGATGATAATCTTTTATCAAGTAAAAGTGCATTTGATGTTGTAGCTGGTTTCTCAAGTGGTAATAGTGAGTATGTAGCATTTGGAGTATCATTTAATGATGTTAGAACACAATTTCGTACTGTAGCTCATGAAGTTGGTGGCCATGCTGGACATTCTGCAGGGTGGGGTTATGATGGATTATTAACTCCTGCTCAAGCAACAGCTTTAGATGCAGTTTTTACTAATTGGGAGGTTGATATGCTTGTAGATTTCGAGAACTTGAAAACAGCAGGCTCACTAACTACTTCCGATGCAAAAATAGATTGGTTGAATAGGTACATATTTTTCTTACCAATGGGAAATTTATCAGATCTTGAAAGCTTTAGATATAATCCAAGCAATATAGAGGATGAATTCTTAGCTAGAGTATATGCGATGATGGCATTGAATAAATGTATCACATTTACTGATGATATATGGCCTGTAATGAAAGCGGCTAATTCTGAGATTGGAAACATAATTCCTGAAGCTTTGGCGAAAGAGATAGATACAGAGATGAGAGAGAAGATGCTATTAAACTATCGGACTTATTCATAAATTCTGGCTGACGGAGTACCATAATTATATAAATAAGTCTATATAACAAGGAAACATCATGGCAAAACCTAATTCAAGATCGACATTGCAGGATTACTGCTTAAGAAATTTAGGCGCACCTGTAATTGAAATCAATGTAGATGAAGATCAACTAGAAGATCGTACAGATGACGCAATACAATTCTATCAAGAATTTAATTCTGATGCTGTAATACGTGAATATATAAAACACGAACTAACTTCAACTGATATAACAAATAGTTATATTACAGTTGCTGATAGTGTTACATCAGTTGTACGTTTGTTAAAGATTAATGCTACATCAGGTTCTACATTATTTGATATGGGTTACCATATGCGTATGAACGATATCTTTATGTTGCAAGGTTTAGGTACACAGATGACAGAGTTTACAATGGCACAACAGAAACTATCACTAGTTGACCATCTATTAAATAGCAGTGAACATATAAGATTCAGTAGACATATGAATAGAATACATATGGACGAAGGATTTGGTGGTTTAGTTGCTGGAAATTTTATTGTATTAGAAGTGTTTTCAGTTATAGCACCAGATAGTTTTACAGATGTATATAACGATCACTATTTAAAAAAGTATCTTACTGCATTAATTAAACGTCAATGGGGTGCAAACTTAATGAAGTTCCAGGACTTCCAGTTGCCGGGTGGAATAACTTTAAATGGCCGACAGATCTATGAAGATGCGATTGAGGAACTTCAAGGTTTAGAAGAAGAGGCTAGACTTATTTGGGCTATGCCAGACAACTTTTTAATGGGGTAATTAATGGCTACATCAGTTTATTTTTCGGGTGCTGTAAGATCTGAACAGGACCTGTATGAAGATCTTGTAACAGAAAGCATCAAAGTATTTGGACAGGACGTGATATATATTCCACGTACTCGTATATCAGAAGACGCTTTGCTCAACGAAGAGTGGAGTGAATTCACTCAAGCATTCCCAGTAGAAATGTTCTTAGAAAACGCTGAAGGTTTCGAAGGCGATGGTAACCTATTAGGTAAATTCGGTTTAGAGATTAGAGACCAAGCAAACTTTGTAGTAACTAAACGTCGGTGGGAACAAACAGTAGGTGTTAATATTAACACAGCTAGTATAGGATACACCGATAATAATAAACCTTCTGAAGGTGATTTGATTTATATGACAATGACTGAAAGATTATTCGAGATCAGATACGTAGAGCCTAAATCTCCATTCTATCAATTACAAAATCTTCCAACTTATCAAATGACTTGTGAGTTATTTGAATATAACGATCAACATTTCGATACTGGCTATGATGAGATTGATGCTATTGAATGGAAAAACGCTACATCATATAGTTATATTGTTGCTGCAGGAAGTACAGCATACCAACTTGGTGAACCAGTTAAACAATGGACAGGCTCTAATGATAGTGCTTCTCCGGCCGTAGCTATTAACATAGAGGGTTATGTAGCTGGTTGGGACGGTGATAACAATAGGATAACTATTATATCTCCACATCAAAGTACTAATGGTGATGGAACATTTATGACATTCTCTGTTCAGTCTGCTTCTACTAAGAAGTTAGTAGGTACATTATCTGGTGCATCTTTAAATATTGTAACAGATGAAACTACATCTATTACACAATATAACCAAGATGTATTTGCTGACAACGATGAATTCGAAGTTGCTGGTGATAGTGTTATAGACTTCACTGAAACTAATCCGTTTGGAGATCCATAATGTTTGCTAATCATTTTTATAACGAATCAACTAGACGAATGGTATCCGTGTTTGGATCTATCTTTAATGACTTAGAAGTTGTTAAAAAAGATTCAGCTGGAAAGATACTACAAAAAATTAAAGTACCTCTTGGTTATTCACCAAGAAGTAAAGTACTTGCACGTTTATCAGAACAAACAAGTGATCCGAAGATGGCAATTAAGTTGCCACGTATGTCATTTGAAATATCATCTATGGAATACGATGCTAATGCACGTGTATCTAAACATAAGAATTATACAAAGGTTGTTGTAGGTGATACAGTAAGCTTACATAAATTAGGTACTCCAGCTGTATACAAGGTTGGATTCGAATTAAATATTTTAGCTTCAACACAAGATGAAGGTCTACAGATGTTAGAACAGATACTTCCAATGTTTCAGCCTGAATACACAGTAACAATAAAAGATATTCCAGCAATGGATTTAACAACCGACACTCCTATTGTTTTAACAAGTGTTGATCTAAATGATGATTATGAGGGTGATTTAGTTACGAGGAGAGCTATTGTTTATACACTATCTTTTGAAACTCGTATTCGTTATTACAGAGGTCTTGGTAAGAGCAAACAAATTCTTCAAACAGAAGTTGATTATTCAAAGAATCCTAATCCTCTCCTTAGTAAATTTGAGACACAAAAAGTAGTTGGTACTACCACGAGCGATGGGGCTGGTGGATTCAAAGAACCATATACTGAAACACTTAACTTTTTTGACACCGACATATAGGAGATAATATGGCACATGAATTTCAAGCAAAATTAGTAAGAGTAGTTGATGGTGATACCATCGATGCAGATATAGAATTAGGATTTAATATATTCATGAGGGATCGCATCCGTTTAATGGGTATAGATACACCTGAGAGTAGAACAAGAAACCTACAAGAGAAATCTTGGGGTATGGCT